GGTAGGGGTTTCGCAGCGGGCCATCCTTCGCGGTGGCCCGTTGCAGTTTCAGGGTCGGTGCTGCTTGCGGAGGTGACTCGCGAGGGCTTCGCGGACCACCTCCCCGAACGTGCGGCCTTCGCGCTCCGCTACCTGATGAAGCTTCCGGAGCATCTCGGGAGTAACGTGGACAGTCCCGAGCCTTGCGCTCCGGCCGGTGGGCTTCACCGGGGGGTGACGTAGTGGAGGCTCACCCGAAGCTGACGACCGTCGCTCATGGTCACGATTGCGTGGTCGTCATTCGCCCGCTCGATCGTGGCTTCCCACCGGCCCACCGAGCGCGGGTCGATGACCCACACCAGGTCTCCGGGGTGCCACTCCCGCCTGTCGAAACTGGTCGTCTGCATGGTGCCTCCGTGGTAGGTAGCTGACCCCCCGAAGGGTAGGTGCAAGCCTTGCACCTGTCAAGGAATGTGTTGAATCCTCCAATCGCGCGAGCGGTCGTAGGATCGCTCCAGACCGCCGGCACCCCCTCGCCGGTAGGCCAGTTCACAATTCCGCGGGGGACGATTGTTCCTGGTAAACGGCACAATTTAGCGAGTGTTCAGCGGCACGATTTGCAGACCACTCAAGCGGTGCAGAGCCCTCACCAGGCCGATGTGAGACACCGCCGCAGCCTGCTCCTCCAGGGTCATCACCTCAAGGATGCTGACGCGTCGGTGGTCGTAGTCCTGATGGCACTGAGGGCACAGAGGGATGCCGTCGAAGGGGTCCACGAAGATCGCGAACGTGCCGTCCTCGAGCTGCACCTTCTCATCGTGCACGCGGCCGATTGTGTGCGCGAACTGGAGGCCGTACACCTCGGGGCAGAGGCGGCAGCGTCCCTCCCTCCGCACCTTCTCACGGGCCCCGTCCCAGTACCGCTCCACCTTCCGGCTGCGCGTCGCCATGCATCCGATGATACCGCTCGGCTTTACAGGTGGAGGGGTGAGCCTCTAGGGTGGGGGGATGACTAGAACCCCTACCACCACGAAGACGGGACGCGCGCCAGCCGTCCCGCTAGACGCGATCCTTGACCGGTGGGCCGACCCGCCGAGAGGCCGAGGGATGAGCCTGTCGCAGACCGGAGCGGAGTTGGGCATCACCCGGCAGCGGGTGAGCCAGCGCCTGATCGAGGCCGGGTACCACCCGAGCGTGCGGCTCGCTGAGCAGCGCAGCGCAGCGGGCGGGGCGCAGAAGGAGCGCCTGGAGCGCGAGGCCGTCAAGGCGCGCGAGAAGGCAGCAGCGCGCGAGCGCGCGATGGACAACCTAGAAGCCCTCGCCGCCGAGTTCGGGGTGGCGATCTGGACTCTCGGCCAGTTCGCGAACCAGACCGGCAGCTACGCGCACCTGAAAGATGACCAGACCGACGGCCGGTACGGCAGCGGCAAGCTCCCCCCGAGGATGAGCGCCGCCGGAATCAACACCGCCAACCGGATCAAGTCGGCCACCTCACCCTGGAGCCCGCAGCACATCGCGGGGCTCTGCTCCATGAGGCACGCGCCGAAGTAACCCGTCCACCCATCCGCGCACGCTATCGCAAGGAGGTTCTCCCCCATGAGAACGACGCGGAACATCACGGGCAGCATCGCTGCCATCCTCTGCCTCGCGCTGCTCGCCGCAGCGCCGACCAGCGGAGGCTCGTCACTGGCCCGAGCCAGTGAGACTGCCCGATGCGACAAGCATCACCCGCTCAACTGCCAGCGGGCCATCGGCTACTGGAAGCACCTGCGCAACCAGGCGGCGACCGCCGCCGAGTGGCAGAGGACGCAACGGGTGAGGGAGTCGAAGAAGGTAGGCGAGATGCTCCTCGGCCCCTACGCTCGCGCTGTCGCCGCAGCCAGGCTGGCCGAGGCTACGTGCATCGCCTACCTCGGCCCGAGCCACGACTGCCCACCAGCCAGCGAGACGCTGCTCATCGCGCGGTGCGAGAGTGGCATCCAGGAGCATGACCCGAACCCCGCATCGACAGCGGACGGTCCGCACCAGTACCTCGCGGACACCTGGGCGGGCACCGGGTTCGGGATGTTCTCCCGCACGGAGATGCTCCCGAGCTTCCTGGCGATCGAACTGTTCGGCGCGAACCATCACCGGACGTACGCGCCGTGGGCCGCGAGCCGGGGGTGCCACCACCTCCCCTAGTTGACACACTGATCCCCACGCATTACATTGCGTGGTGTACTCGCCACCACCCCTACCAGGAGGCTCCATCATGGCGACCACCCCGAAGAAGCGCACCACCCGCAAGCCGAAGTACACCGTCGAGCAGACAGCGGCCTACCGGGAGGAGCAGCGCGCGAAGCAGGCTGACCTCATGAAGGAGGCAGTCGCCCAGGTGCTCACCTCCGAGGGGTGGCGCAGGTGGGCGAAGCTCCGCAGCAAGGTCAACCGCTACTCCTTCAACAACCTCTGCCTCATCGTGAGCCAGCGGCCCGACGCCAGCATGGTCATGAAGTACGGCGACTGGAAGCCCTTCGGCCGGTGGGTGCTCCCCGCCTCCGAGGAGCGCGGCGCGCCGATCCAGGTGTTCGCTCCGATGTTCAGGTGGCCGACCGCCGAGGAGATCGCCGACGGGCACCCCGCCGAGAAGAAGATCCTGTACCGCTTCAAGCTGGTGCCGGTGTTCGACGTAGCGCAGACCGACGGCGATCCCCTCCCCGACCCGCCCGAGTCGCAGCCGATCACCGGCGACTCTCACGCTCACCTCCTCCCGCTCCTCACGAAGCTCGCCGGTGAGCTGGGGTACACGGTGGAGGAGAAGCCCGCGAGCATCCTCCACGGCGCAGGCGGCTACTGCGACTACAAGAACAAGACCATCGCTCTCCTGGATGAGCAGGCACCGAACGCGAAGGTGCGGACGCTGATCCATGAGATCGCCCACGCACTCGGCGTCACGTACAAGGATTACGGGAGGGCCGAGGCCGAGGTCATCGTCGAGACCACCACCTGGATCGTGTGTGAGGGACTGGGGCTCGACACCGGAGGGGAGAGCATCCCCTACGTGGCCGGGTGGGGAGAGCAGGACGAGGCCGAGGCCATCGTCAAGTTCGGCGCGGTCGTTGACAAGGTGGCCCGCCAGATCGAGAACGCAATCAACACCGAGCAGAAGGTGATCGCATGACCTACCACGACCACGAGTCTGTCTGCCAGCACGGCACCCACTTCCGGCAGTACTGCCAGTCCTGCTGGGAGGAGAGGCGCGAGGACACCGCGCTGATGATCAACGGAGTCGTCTGGGCTACCTACCCGACGCCCGCCACCGCACGGGCGCGGATGCAGGAGCTTCGCGACTCCGGCGTGAACGCGACCATCGGCCGGGTGACTCGGTGAACCTCAACCTGCCGACACGGGCCTGCCCTTCGGGGCAGGCCCACGCATGGCACACCTGGGACTCCCCGGACGGGCTCCGATGGTGCATCGGCGTCATCATGGAGAGCGACCTCCGGGACCGCACCATCGAGCCCCCCACCACCGACAACCGCTGCGTGTGGGTCAAGGTAGGCCAGGTGCCCTGCGACCGTCACGGCCCCGTGGAGCTTCTGTGCTCCACCTGCAAGGAGAAGCACCCCGCCCCGCCGCCGGTCGCGGAGTGGCCCGCCGACACCCCGCTCGCTCTCGATGCGGAAGCCTGGGAGGTGGAGTCGTGAAGAAGGACGGGCCGCTCACCCCGCACGGCCTGCGAGTCTGCCGCGATCTCTGCTCCTCTTGCATCTTCCGCCCCGGGAACCAGATGCACCTACGGCCCGGGCGTGTGCGCGGGATGGTGCACGACTCCATCCAGCACGACTCATTCATCCCCTGCCATAAGACGCTCGATGGTGAGCGCGCGGTGTGCCGTGGCTTCTACGAAGCGTACGGGGATCGCACGCTCGGCTGCCGCCTGGGACGCGTCGTCGGCGTGATCGAAGTAGAGGTGGACTGATGTTCCTGGAGCCTCACCCCTCCTTCATCGAGGCGCACCGGATCGTGAGCGCGCTGATCGACGCGACCCGCGCGGAGGCGAGCCCGGAGGAGGGCATCCCGTCCAGGTTCTCCGAGCCGCTGCAAGAACTGCTCCAGGATGAGGAGGGTACGTGCGGGATGGGGATGCTCGCGCTGGCGATTCAGTATCAGAGCGACCCGTTGATGGGGATCGTCGTGGCGTTCCTCGCTGGAACGTTGAGGGAGCGGGATCGACACTGATCCTTGACACCACCGGAGCCACGCACTAGGGTACGTCCTATGACCTCCTCTCACCTCTACCAGATCCTGGACACCACGACCAACTCGGTGTTCGAAGAGCGGTTCACCTCCCCGGCAGCAGCCCGCATCTACGTCAAGGACTGCGGCTGGACAGACTGCAAGATCATCCGCGCCAACGACGAGAAGGTAATGACCGCTCTCACCGAGACCGGCATCCGGATCTTCGTCTAACCCCACCCCTACCAGAAGGAGCCCACCATGCCGAAGACCATCACCATCGCCCTACTCCCCCACCATGCCGAACTGCTGCGCAACCTCTGCGCGATGCACGTCTCGACCCTCGCCTACCACGAGGAGCACGGCGGGCTGGAGCCCGAGGCGGTCAAGGAACTAGACCGCGCCCGTGGCCTGCGCGACCTGCTCGCTGAGAAGCTCACGGAGGTGGCGTCGTGAGCCTCGATGATGCCCCTACCCTCCCCGGAGCCCTCTTCGCAAAGGGCGACGAGGTCATCGCCCTCAAGTCCGGGAACCCCTGCACGGTCATCCGCGGCGAGCACCACTGCCTCGGCGACCCCACCACCGTCTACGTGTGGGTGAGCTTCCCCGGGGGTCTGAGCGGCAAGGTCTACCCCGAGAACCTGGCGCACGCATGAGCTACCGCCGAGCCGAGCTAGCCGACGCCGAGCACCTTTCCACCATCGGCGCGCGGGTCGCCTTCCGGTCGGAGGGCCAGTACGTTCCCGGCGTCGTGGTGGAGCTACCCCGAGGGCCGGTCGCGAACGAGTGGGCTCTCCGCAGCGACCAGCGCACCGTGGTCGTGCGCCCGGAGTCCGGCCGGTACGTCACGACCGATCATTTCGCGTGCGACCTCTACCTCCCCATCGCAGTTCCTTGACACCCTGATTCCCACGCACTAGGGTACGTGGTGTCAGAGTGAACCACGACCTACCAGGAGCCACCATGACCCAGCGCAACGACGATATCCGATTCATGAGCCACGAGCAGCGCATCGCCGAGGGCTTCATGGCAGCGCCGAAGGTCAACCGCACCGACCCGGTTCACACCACCTGCCGGTGCGGCAAGACCGTCACCCACACCCACGGGACTCGGGTGCGGAATCCCTGGGGCCCGGGCTTCGTCACCTGCCCCCGCAACTGCGGCTGATCCCTCCACCCACCCCTACCAGAAGGAGCCCACCATGAGCTACTACACCGAGACGTACACGACCTTCTCCCCGAGCGACCTCGATAACATCGAGCGGTCGCGGGAGAACTACCTCTCCGGCAAGGCGTTCCGCAACGCGAGCCAGGGTCACGGCAGCGTCCTCGGATACAAGCCTCCCCCGAGCCACCGCGACGTGGCCGCCCTCTACTCCGCAGCTGGCCGACTCGCTGCAAGGGGCGACGTGTACGTCCCCTTCGCGATGGCGCTCGCCCGCGCAGGCGGGCAGTACCAGTCCACCACGGAGCTTCTCAAGCACGCGTACTCGGAACTCGCGATGGTGGTCACGGCCGGTTACACGGACGTGATCCGGCTCGCCTCCCCGGAGCCCGGACGGCGGAAGGATGCCATGCGGCCCTACTCCCTCCGCGAGATCCTCACGGTGTCCGCCGAGATGCGCGAAGCGATGAGCGGGATGCACCTCGGCCACCTCACCGGAGCAGGCTGGTGCGAGCAGGCGCTGGCCCGCGAGGTGGGACTCATCTAGGAAACACGACGATCCCTCCCCCGCACCCTGGCGGGGGAGGGCCGACCACCTACCAGAAGGAGCACCGCATGACACCCAGCCTTGACGAGCGAGTCGCCACCGGAGCCCGGTGGCTCGACTCCATCCTCCCCGGATGGCACCGCACCATCGACACCTCCATGCTCGACCTCGACTCCTGCTGTAACTGCATCCTCGGACAGCTGTTCGATAAGGAGGCCGCACCGGGGGGCTCCGGGCCGAACGGGTACACGTACGCGGCCTATCACTACGGCGGCGCGAGGGCCGACTGGGACACCGGCCACCACTGGGCCCTCCGCAACGGCTTCGTGAAGAAGGACGGCCCGGACGGCGAGAGCGTGGACGAGATCGAGGATGCGTGGCTCGACCTCATCGCGGAGCGGCTGCAAGCCGAGAAGGATGACGAGCGCATCGCAGCGCGCGTCGCCTCCTTCGTGAACCAGGCGGGCCGCCTATGAGGCGAGCCCCCCACCACGCAGCGGGAACCCGAGAGGGCCCGGAAGCTCACAAGCTCCCGGGCCCTCTCGTCGTCTACGTGCCCTATCTCAACGGCCGTCTAAGCGACCGGCCAAACGGGGTGATGGAAACACCTTGACCCTACCCCGCGATGCCGCGAGGCGCGCGCACGCGACCGCTCGCTGGCCGTCAACCCGACTCCGAGTGCGGGTTCTCCCCTCCCCCGATGATCTTCGGGATGGTGACGCCGGGGAAGAAGTCGTTCACGCTGGAGACCAGCGAGCCGACCAGAGCGGCAGCCACCACGACCCCGGCCGCATCCGCCAGGTCGGAGAGGTTCACCCCCAGCACGTCCGTGCTCGGCGCGGCCTTGCCCGCCGAGTAGAGCACGAACCACGGGAACACCTTCCCGAGCAGATCCGTCCTCGCGAAGTCCGAGAGGTACGACAGCCGGAAGGTGCCGAGCCGCAGCGCCGCCGCGACCCCGAGCAGAAGATCGACCACGATGAGAACGAGAACGGCCTGCAAGAGCTGGTCGTTCGCGAACGAGTGCAGGTACGTGCCGAGCATGGAGCCTCCCTCTAGGCAGGCGTCAGCGTGACGAGCAGATAATCGACGCCGTTGTTGCCCTTGTCGTTGTCCGTGCAGGAGCCCGGATGAATGGAGTTGCCGACGACGCACACAGGCAGCGTCCCCGTCCCCTCGAGCGAGCCGTCCTTCCCGTCCTTCCCGTCCTTGCCCGGGTCGCCCTTGTCGCCCTTGTAACCACGGGGCCCGGTGTCACCCTTCTCGCCGGGAGGCCCCGCGTAGCCGCGCGGGCCGGTGTCACCCTTCACACCAGGATCACCCTTGTCGCCCTTCGGCCCCTTGTCGCCCCGCTCGCCTCGCGGGCCGACGCACGGGTTCGGGTCGTGATGCCTCAACCGCAGAGGCGTGAGCCCCGACCCGACCTGCACCACGCACGCCGCGCCAGCGGGACCGGCAGGCCCCGTCGCGCCATCCTTACCCGCAGGCCCAGCCGGACCAGCAGGCCCAGCGGGACCGGCAGGGCCGGAGTCCACCGGGAACGGGCGGCACAGCTTGAAGATCAGAGCCCACGACAGCTTCTCGCAGCTGACCGTGTGGTTCCTCAGCTGAAGATGACCCACCGAGTTCGGGCGCAGCGCGCCGTTGCTCAGCTTCACGGCGTGCGGGACGCCGTTCTCGGCACTCGGAAGAATCCCCAGATCCGAGCCTCCGGCGAATGCGCTGACGCATCCGAACACCAGCACCGCTGTAACCGCCAGCGGCAGTACGTGCTTCTTCATCCTGCCCTCCTCCTACGCATTTGCCATGACCGGCCGCCAGAATCCTCCACGGCCGGGGTGATTATCCCACCCGACTATCTCCGCGCGGGCCTTGCCGTGCGAGATGCACGTCCGCGCTCCTACGTCGAGGACTCCCGTGACGTGCACACTCTCCGACCCCCGGAAGTAGACGATCGCGTCGCCGAGTTGCGGGGTCGCGACCTTCCGGCAGACGACGATGATCGTGCCGGTGTACCCGCCCGTCCAGTTCGTGCCGTTCACTATGTCGTGAGGGATGCGCCCCGTGGACTGCTGATACGCCCACAACCACCACCGTGTGTACCCAGCTGAGCAGTCGCCTCCGTAGAGGCGCGGGGGCTTCCCTACCGTCACCTTCCCGTACACCGCGCGCACGCCCTGCCACCTCATGCGGCCCTGGGTGTAGTACTCGGCGTAGTCCTCCACGTCGTCCTTGTGCGCGATCTGCGCGTACGCCGCGGCGAAGCTCGGGCGGGAGGGAAACTCCTTGTCGTACACCGCCCGCGTCGGCTCGTCTAAGAGGCCGCTCTCCTTCACGTGCGGGTACAGTCTCCGCTTCCCGCTCGGAGTCTTACGAGCGATCATGTGGCGCTGCTCGCGCGTGAGGAGGTTCCGGCCGGGAGTACCGAGCGGCAGGCTGATGGAAGGATCGAACCCGCGCTCGTCGGGCTGCTCCGGCCCGAGGCCGTGCAGGTTCCGGTAACGAACCATCTTCACCCGGTACGGGTGCGTGTCCAACTCGGGCATCAGTGGTCCTTTCCGTTGCCGTTCGTGCGGTAGCCGAGGAGGTAGCCCGAGCCGAGCCCGAGCACCCCCGCGAACATCGCGGAGAAGGTGGACAGCATCCGGCTCGCGAGAGCCTCCGAACCAGTGATCAGCACCAGGGTCATGCAGACGCCGTAGCACAGCATGATGAAGAACAGCGCCCCGACGAACCGCGAGAAGAGAGCATCCCGATTCACTCGCTCGCCGTCTGATCAGCGGCGGGCTTCCGCTTCTTCGCTACCGGCATCATCGGAACGATGTACCCGGCCCGCAACAGGCCGATGATCGTCTCATCCTTCGGGTCAACATCCCGCAACCCGTCCAGCGGCCAGTCCTGCAGCGTGCAGTTCGCCTTACACAGCATCGTTCGGCTCCTCCACTCCAGTCGGTAGCACGATGCCCCCGCCGGACTCCTTCGGCAGCAGCGCGGTGAGGCTCGCGATCAGCCCCTCAAGCTCCTCCTGCGTCAAGTCGTGGCTGACGGCCCGCTCCCCCGGAGCATCGCAGACGACCTTCACCTGCCACGACCCGGGGGAGGTGTCCGCCTCCACCCGAAGCTCACGGCCGAAGCCGGAGGTGCTGCTGTAGACGATCTTCACGGTGCCTCCCTCAGAACTTGATAATCGGGTTCAGGACGATGTACGGCTGCAAGGTGGAGAACGGCGTCGAGGTTCCCTGCGTGATGTTGACTCCCGCTCCGAGAGCGGCCTGCACGACGTTCGTCGTCGGAGCGGCGGTCGGCACAGCGACGGCCGCCCAGTTCACCGGAGGCAGGTTCCCAGCCACAAGCGTGACCGTCTCCACGCCGCCGGTAGCGAGCAGCGTCACGAACGTCGCAGCGTTCTTCCCCACCATCACCCGGCCCGCCGCATTCGGCAGCACGACACTCGTCGTGCCGCCGAGGTACGTCACCAGCTGGCCGTACCGGGTGTACTGGATCGTCGAGCCATCCATCAGCAGCCACCCCGACGGCACCACCCCCGCGCAGTACGCGCACAACCCGACCGGGATGATGCCCGTGGACTCCAACGCCTTCAACCGGTCGTCCATGCTCTGCAACGCGCCGTTGAGGTCACTCGGATCGACCAGGCTGGAGAGGCTCATCTCAGAACCCCGTCGGCTCGAACGACAGGCTGACAGTCTCGCCAGCGGTCGGCGTCGTCTTGACGCTGACGGTCTGCAGGATCAGCTGAGACGCGACCGCGAAGCACGGCTCGTCGAGGCGCAGCACGAACATGACTCCGGGGATCAATTGCTCCATCGTGACGCCCGCCTGCTGGTTCAACGAGATGGAGTCGAGCAGGATCGGGGTGCCGCCGAGCGCGGCCGCTTGGTTCGCGGCCTGGTTCCCGGCGCTCGTCGCATCGGAGAGCGGCTGCGTGCTGATGCCCTCAAGCAGCCCGAACTCCGTCTGGTCTGGGCTGTACGTGCCGCCCGGAGGGTTCGCGGAGCCGAGCACCCAGACCGGCTTCGGAGCCTCCTGATAGAACGCGTAGTCGCCGCCGGTCTGCTGGTTCGCGACGATAGCCCGGTTCACCTGGTCGAGACCGCTCAAGGTGATGTGCGGAGGCGACGCGAGGGAGTGGTCGAACAGGTAGAAACTCGGCACCTGCTGAGCGACCCGGAACTCGGTGAAATAGATGCCGTGAGAGTCGATCGGGTTCCCGGTCGCGGTGATGGTGATCGGCATCGTCGTGGCGGTCGCGGTGAAGTACACACCGACCTGCGCCCAGATGCTCCTCCCGGGGTTCTGCAACGGGCCCGTGAGAGCCTGCCCGTAGACGTAGTACGAGAACACCGACGACTCGTCGCTGCCGACCTTCACCACCCCGTCGTTGTTCGACACCTGCGCGGCGTCCAGCGCGCTGCCGGTACCCCTCATCCAGAACGTCATCAGGTACTTCTGCCCGACCGTCAGCCCGACCATCGAACCGGTCGCGTTCGGAGGCGCGCCGGTACGGCCCGAGGTGCCGACCGAGTGAGCGACGCCGGTATCCCGGGTCATGCCTGTCCAGCCCGTGGTGTTCGTCGCGAAGTCGGGGTTCACCACCGGGTTCGGCACCACGTCCTTCCACACCGCCATCGCATTCACGTACCCGGTGCGCTTCACCATCGTCCAGTCGAGCGGCCCCTTCGCCATGTCGCGCACCTCCGGCCCCGCCGGTTTGAACTGCGCCGGAGAGTAGGTGCGGGCGATGAGGTCCATCGAGCCCCGGTTGCCGTTGTCCTGGGTGAACAGGTCGAAGCTCGCGACGTTCCCGTCGATAGGTGTCCCGTCCACGTCGTACGCGTCCTGAGCGACCGCCTGGAACGCCACAGCCGAGTCGATGGTGCCCTGGTTAGCCTGGCTCCCTCCCCAGCTCTTGTTGAAGTGAACGAACCGCCTATCGAGCCATGCGGAGAGGTCACGCGCTCGGATGCTCAGCTTCGGCCCGTTCAGGTCAATCTCCACGATCGGCCCAGCCCACACCAGGTCGTCGTCGCGGTAGATAAACAGCTCGTGCTTCCACGGCCGGATCGTCCGCATCACAGCGCAGCACGACGGGTCTTCGCTGATCGCGACGCCATCGAGCTCCACCGTGCCGATGCTGGTGTCCGAACGCACCCGAGTCCACTCCACCGCGGTGATGTTCGGCAGGTCGAGCACCTGCGACCGTCCGCCCCTCGTTCTGATCGCAGCTCGAGCTATCCCACAGCCGAGGACGTTGGCCGGGTGGATACTCGCCGCGACCTCGACGACCTGCGGGTTGGAGACGCTGAAGTCGTCCCAGGCGAAGGTGCCGCTGCCGGTGCTCGCGAAGCCGGTGAAGCCGGACGTGGGGATGCTGGTGTCGCTGACGCCGAGCACCTGCGTGAAGGTTCCCGCGCCGGGACGGTAGAACGCGCGGATCAGGCTCCCGGTGAGGCGCAGGCCGATGCCGTCCCCGGCGTTCAGCGCCTGGGTGATCGGCCCCGCGATGACGGTGCGGACACCCGCGATGACCTTGATCAGGTTCCACTCGCTCGTCGCGCTGACACCCACATCGACGCCGTAGTAGGTGGGAGGTGTAAACGGGGTCGGTAGGCGGGCGAACAGGAGGGGAGTGGAGCCGCTCCCGATGACGTTCGTGGCGGCGGTCGCCCACACGTCCACGTCCTTGCCGCCGAGCCCCGCGAAGTAGTTCCCGGTGAGGGCGACTGCCTGCTGTACCGCCTTCGTCGGCGTGGCGTCCGTGAGGTACGGCGAGGCCGCCGTGAAGATGCCGCCCCACCCGGGGGAGTACCCCAGGTCGCGCAGCGCCAGGTTGACCCCTCCCGGCCCGATGTGGAAGTCGTCTGTACGAGCGGCCGGGGTCGGGAAGGGGAGATACCCGGCCACGGCTACCTCTGCCGGTTCTGCATGGCGGCCTGCACGGTCAAGCCGCCTTGTCCCGCCTCGGCTCCCCAGATCTGCAAGCAGCCGGGGCCGTCACCAGCGCACAGCTCCGGCCACCCCATCGCGGTGTCGATCGGCGTGCTCAACTGCGCGGAGCCATCCGTGCTGATCGAGTTCGTCTTGGAGGAGGTGAACTGGCTGACACGCCGCCCGGAGTCGATGATGAGCGTGCCGCGCATGCTCTGCACATTCATAAACGTCGCCTCGTCGCTGTAGTCGATGCTGACGAAGTCGTCGTACACCTCATCCGTCCCAGCGGGAGAAACTTCGATGCGGGGAGTGCTCGTCGCAGCGATCGGGTTGATCGTGCCGGAGGTGGCACGCAGCGGCCGGACGAGCATCTGGTTCGTGGCCGGGTTGACGAGGTACGCGCGCAGGTCGAACAGCCCGCTCGGGAGAGGCAGAGCCTCCATGATCACCCGGTACTGAGTGTTGATCGCAGGCGTGAACGCGGTGGAGTCGAGCAGCGTCCCGCCGTTCGCGTCGTTGTTGAGGACGAACAGGTTCGTGCCCATCGGGCCCTGGGTGTAGATATACGCGCCGTACATGAGGAACACGCCCCAGACTCCGAACGCCGCGCCGCCCCCGCCCGCGATCACCGCTCCCGTCGTGAACTTCGCTTCGACCCTGCCACCCCGGTAGACGCTGGCGGTGCCGTCACTGTTCCTCCGCGCGAGCTTGCGGCCGAGGCTGTTGACGAGCCCGGTGCCGGTCGGGTGGAGCTTCCCGCCGCTGATCGTCCACCCGGCGCTGGTCGGGTTCACCTGCGTCCAGCGCGTCGCGAGGTCGTCCACGCTGAAGTCGTCCGTCTGGATGCAGTCTCCGCTCGCGGAGTGCTTCACCTGGATGCGTACATTCTGAGCCCTCACGTAATCCTGCTCGATCCCGGCCATCGTGATCTGCCCGCCCTGCACAGCGAACGTGAGGATCGGAGCGGTGACACCGACGCTGACGGCAGGCATGCTGATCAGGATCGGGTCGGCCGGGTAGACGGGATTCGTGATGGTGCCCGCGCTGAACGCCCCGAGGTGCTGGCCGACGGCGGTCAGACTGTTGATCTGCACTCCGACCGGCAGGGTCGTGATCGGCGGCGACTTTATATCGAGCCCCGCGACGATCCTCGACCAGACTCCGGTAGCCGCTACCCGCTGCCACGCCTCAAGTAGCATCCCGCGGCATACGAGCGCAACGGTGTCACCCGAGGCGATCGTCTGTCCCCCGACGCTATTGATCCAGAACGGGTGAGCGTTAGAGTCGCCGACGGTGCGACCGACGCTCAGCGAGTCCGCGCCGATCGCGCCCTGCATCTGACACTGGAGGTACACCGCTTCGGTGGCTGTCGTGTTCGGGGTGTTCTCGATGCGGGCGTAGAGATTGAACACACCGCCGGTCACACGGGCGGGCACGACGACGGAGACGATCACGTCCGGGCCGAAGTTCGCAGCGTTCCAGTACGCGGAGCCACCGGTCGCCGCTGACGTGTTGTTCAGCTGGTTGGACAGCACCGTCAAGGTGTTGCTGCTGCCGATGATCATCGGGCCTGTCCAGGACGCCGAGGGCGGCGGTCCGACGTTCGCCCTCACGAACGTGTCGAGCACAGCGGGGCTCGGCGGCATGATCGCGTAGGTGGACTGCACCGCCACCGCCGTCGTCGGAGCACCAGCGCGGCTGTAGAGGTACGGCGACTCGGCTCCGAACTTGAAGGTGATGCCGTCGTACTCGCAGCAGTTGTACCCGCCGTCGTCGTTCCTCTGGATGCCGTCCACGAGAGCCGCGTCGTAGAGGATGCGCTCGCCTCGGGTGTCGTTCGTTCCGTTGTCGGGAGGGCAGGAGTCCCTCACCCTGACGGTGCTCAAGGCGCACCCGGCGCAGTCCGCGCCGAGGCGCGAGTACAGCCAGTGCCGCCCGTACTCCAACCCGGCGCAGGTGCTCGCGATGAGCATGCCGTTCGCCTCAAGGATGCGAGCGCCGAACTGCTCCACCCCCACCACCCCGCCGCCGATGCCGCCGAACCTCTGGCTGATGCTCCGCTTGATATCGACGGTCTGGAAGTCCAGGCGCGGCACGAACCCCAGGAACTCGGCGGACTCCGGCACCGTCGCGTCGTACCACGGAGCCGGATCGGCGGCGGGACTCACGAACGGGGCGACTCCTCCGATCTCGCGGGACAGGATGAGGCACCCGAGACTGCCCACCTGGAACGTCATCGGGCCGAGCCCGCGCTGCAAGTAGCTCGCGGTGCGGTACGCGTTCGCGATCTCCACTCCGTCCACGTCAATGAAGGGAAGCTGGCCTGCCATCAGCGGCGACTCCTGTAAACGCTTGCGTCTATCCCGACCCCACCGACTACGTGAACCTCGATAGGAGCCGCTGTGCCGCCCCGCCCGGTCGCGCCGGAGCCCTTGACCTCCTTGTGGATCTGCTCCAGCCAGTGCTCCACTCGCGACCGCTGCTGCGGTGATGCCGTCTTGCGGGACAAGCTGCTGCTGCTCGACGCGTCGTAAGGAGTCACGGCGTCCGTCAGCGCCTGCTTCACCTTATGACCATCGAAGGAGTCCACCAGAGTCGGCCCGAGGTTCGTCCACCACTGATCCAGGTCACTCATCGGCCCCTTCTCCGTGGGGCTCGACACCTTCAGGTAACTCTTGATCGACGCCGCGATAGCAGTCAGCGCACCGTTCAGCGTCGGCATCGCTCCCCGGATGCCGTTGCTCAGCGCGTTGATGAGGTTGTCGCCACTCTGGTTCGCGTGACGCGCCAGCTCCGCGAAGTGCGCGTCCTGCTGGTCCCTCACGTTGTCGAGGTGAGTCTGAATGCGCGCATACCGAGCGACGAGGTACTTATTCAGATCCGCCGCCTGCTGATCCCTCGCGACCCTCTCCGCAGCGGCCTGTAACTGGAGCGCGTACGTCTGCTGCGCAGCGACCGCATCATCCTTCGCCTTCTGCGCCGCCAGCGTGTCCGCGTTCTGCTGGTCCGCGAGCGCCTGCCTCGCCGCCCCATCCGCCGCGTCCTGCGCCGTGATAGCCCCGCCGGCGGCTGCTTCCTGAGCGAGCGCCGACTGCCACGTGTTGTACTGGTCGAGCAGGGTGAGAGCGTTCGTGTTCTCCGCGTTCGCGAGCTTCTGCGCGTCGAGCGCGTCCGCCGCTGCGACGAACTGCTCCTGGCTGGCGGTGCCGTTGTCGAACGCGGTCTTCGTGGCATCGAAGTTCTTCTGCGCGGCGATGAGAGCTTGCGCTCCGGGGTCGCTCTGCGCGATGTTCTTGTTGAAGGTGTTGCCCGCCAGCACCGCGTCGTCGCGGCTCGAGATGAGCGTCGCGTGCAGGCTCGCCATGTTCGCGGCCTGCGTCGCCATCAGGTCGGCCCAGTCCTTCGCCTGCTTCACCTTCAACCCGTCGAGCGCCGCCTGCGCTGCGGTCACGGCAAGGTCAACCTGCGCCTGCGCCGCCTTCGCCTGCTGAGCGGCGAGGAGGGCTTCGGTCGGCGTCGCCTTCGCCTTCCACGCTTCGATCTTCGCCTGCGCCGTCGCCATCTGCGCGGAGAGCTTCGTCTGGAGCGTCGTGACCTGCGCGTCTACCTTCGCCTGCGCGTTCTTGATCCACTCCTGGAACGCGTCGCCTACCGGCCCTGCCTTGTCCTGCGCCTCCTTCACCAGCGCGGCGGCGACCTTCCCCGTGGCTCCCTTCGCCTTATCGAGGAGAGGCTGAACGATGTTGTCGAAGTTGTCCGCGACCTTCTTCAAGCTCGTCCCCATAGCGGGGCCGAGCAGCGCCAGCTTGTCCTCCGTACCGGCGACTACGCCCTCCCCGATGGCGAACCCGACCGTCTCACGGAACAGCTTCGACGGCGAGTTCGAGCTGATCAGCGACAACGCCCCTCCGACCGCATTCTTCGCGCCGTTCCCTACCGCCGACGCGACGCGGCTCGCGAGGTTCCCGATCCCCGAGATGACTCCATCAGCGATCGCGAACCCGACCTGCCTCATGTACGAGAACGCGGACCCGGCGGCGGTGCTCGCTGCATCCTTGATCCCCCCACTGACGATCCCCGCCAGCCCGCCGAGCTTGTCGCCCACAGTCTTGACGCCGTTCCAGATGGCGGTCGCGATGGTGCCCGCAAGCCTCCCCGCCGTGGAAGCCGCGCTCCGCAGCGCGTCCCCGACTGCACCCCCCACTACCCCGGCGAGGGCAGCGAGCAGGCTCCCGACTCCCTTGATCCCCTCCCAGATCGCCTGCGCGACGAGCTTCGCCTCGGCCTCCGCGACCGCGATCATCGCCGTCAAGATCGTCTTGAGGACAGTCACCGCCGCGTTCAGCGCGGTGCTCAGAAGATCCTTGAGGGCGTTCCACGCCTTCCCCCAGTTGCCCTGCAACAGCGCCGCGAAGATCGCGATCGCGTCGGCGATGATCTTCAAGTCGGCCGCGATCAGCGTCTTGATTATCGTGAACGCCGCCGTGACCACCGGCCCGAACACCGACCAGATCTGATCCCAGTGAGCCCTGATCTGGTCGATGATCGTCGTGATGATCGTCCGCACGATGTTTATCTCCGTGGTCACGATGATCACTACGTTGTCGAAGACCTCCTTCACCTTCGGCCCGTACTTATTCCACGCCGCGAGAGCAGCCGGGATGACCGTGTTCGTGAAGTAGGCGAACGCCGCCGAGAGCGCGCCGGTGATCGCGTTGACGACATTCATGATCTCGGCGCGGTGCTCCTCGAACCGAGCCTTCAACCAGTCCACCGCCACGCCCGCAGCGTGGATCGCGGCGGGCATCGCGTCCATGAATACGCCGAGGATCTTCGTGACGATGGGGAGCAGCGCGAGCCCGATCTTGTCCTTGATGTTGTCGAACTGCGCTCCGAGGATCTGCTGCTCCTCCCCGAGGTCGTGCGTGTGCTTCCCGAAGTTGCCCTGCGCGACGCTCGCTGCGTCCATGATCGCCGCGTAAGACGCCTGCGCCTTCTGCGCGGTGGTGAGCTTCGGCACCGTGCCGTCCATCGCCTTCGACAGGGACTCCTCGGCCTTAGAGTGAGCGGCCGTCGCCTTCGCCGCCTCGTCGCTCCCCTTCCCGTGCTCCTTGATCGCGGTGGACAGAGCCTTCGTCGTCTCGGACACCTTCACCTGCGCCGACTGGAGCGCGGCGGTGCTGTGGATCGGCTTGATCAGCCCGAGCGCGAGCGCCTTATTCGCCACGTCAGCCTGCGAGATGTTGATTCCGTACGCCTTCAACCCGCGCGTCGCGCCGAGCGTCCCCTTCTGCAACGCGGTGAAGACCTTGTCAACCGGCTGCCCCGAGAAGGAGGCCAGGTCCGCGCTGGCCTTGACGATGCCGACGCTCATGTCGGCGCTCGCCTTCTTCCCGATCCCCATCGAGGTGAAGGTCTGCCCGAGCACCCCGAGGTACTTCTCCGCGTGCGCCGCCGAGATGCCGTAGCTCTGAGCCGCGTCCTCGGCGAACTTATGCACTCCCTCCGCGCTCTCCCCGAACACCCGAGACACCCGACGCTGGCTCACCTCCAACTGCGCCGCGCCGCTCACGGCCTCCCCGAGGAACTTCCCGACCTCTACCGCTGCGAAGATGCCACCCGCCGCGACTGCCGCCTTCTTCAACGAGCCGGTAACGCCGGTCTCCACCTGATTGTGGAAGCCCTTCGTGTCGGCCGTGATCCGGACAGCCTCTTCGGCGAGTACGCCCACCCGAGCCCCCTCGCGCTACCCCGACGGTAGCTGCATCAGCGCCATCATTTGCTCCACCGCTGCGGAGTCGTCCCGCATGCTACTGACTGGCCTGCCTCGCGCGGAGCGCGGGACCGGCCGCGGGCGAGCGTTCAAGCTCTCATCGAAGTTGGCTCTCTCCTCCGAAGTGGCATTCGCCGTGAGGTAGGAATACGCCGCGTTCAGGAAGCGGCGGGCATCGAGCCCGTCAAGGCTTGCACCTCCGGCGATGCAGAGGTGTCCGTCAAGCTCGTTCCAGTGGCCGGGGTCGGCGAGCCATCCGAGGAGTCGGAGGGCTCCCCAGTAGGGCGCTCCGTCAGCCCGCTGACGACGAACTCGACGATGCCCTCTATGTCCTCCATCCCGATCACTCCGTTCTCATCGCCCTCCGTCCGCATGGTCCTCCACGCGACCAGCGACTCCACCTCCTCCCCCGTCTCCGTGACGAGCGCGGCAGGGTCGATCAGCGCCTCCACCGTCTCGTCGAAGATCTGGATGACGTTCCTGTCATCGCCGTCCTCGCCCGCTGTCTGGAAGCGGAGGAGAAGCTCCGGCGCGGCCGTCGCTCGGCGGGTGAAGGTGTACGGCCCGAGCAGGAATCGGCGCTCGCTCTCCGACCTCGCTCGGCGGGGCTCGTTGAAGTCTCTCGGCTGGCTCATTCCGCTCTCCTGTGTCCGGTTTGGTGGAGTCTACTGATGGCCGTGAAAGTGGTCGTTTACCAGGAACAATCGTTTTGGTTCAGTCTGAATGCAACGGTGCCTGCGAGGGGGTCTGCAGAGCGAGAAGCCCGCTCGCGACCGCTGGCGGCAGATCCGGGAAAGGGTCGTTTTCCGGCGGTCATACGCCGCCGAACACGGCATGCAAACCGTCCACAAGGAACGGCCGGGGCGGCATGTAAACCGTGCCCTCATGCACGTAGATGGCGTACTCCACGGAGGTGCCGATGATGGCCGCCAACTCGCTGTCGTACTCCAACCGCCAGGTGATCGAGGAGCGCAACCGGCCAGTGTCCACCGGACAGCGCGCCTTCGCCGCAGTCTCGACCAGCGCCGCCTTCTTCGCGAGGTACCGGCCGACCGGCCCGCTCGCCATCTTCAACAGGCGCTGCTCCTCTCCGTGGTGCCACTTCAGCACTACTGGCCCGCCGGGTCGAACCCGTCAAGAGCCACCTGCACGCTGAGCGTCCACCCGAGACACCCGCCCTCCGGCGCGACCGGCAAGGCCGGGTCAACCTCGAACGGGCGGCACGGGTACCCCGCGAAGAGGCTGCCCGCGCGCTGCGCATTGTTGATCCCGCAGAACAAGCTCCACCCGTCCGCCATGATCGTCGCCGCGTCCGCTGCCATGAGGGAGGGAGAAGGCAGAGTGATCTGAAGCCCTCCCTGCGCCTGCGCCCGCTGGCAGCGCAGCGCCGTGACCACCAGAGGCACCACCGGCACGACCGGCATCTTCGGGTCACGCACGCCGGTGGAGCCATCCGCCCCGAGCTTGAAGGAGCCGAACCGCAGCATCCCCACGTGCACGGTCAAGGTGTCGCAACAGTCGTACGGGGGCTCCCCATGACTGACGTACTGGTTGGAGGGAGCACCCGCCGCCGTGCCAGCGAGGATCGCCGCCGACTTCGCCAGCAGCTCGGCCGCGATCCCGTACAGCGATCCGGAGTTGCTCGTCACCCGGTGAGGGCTTCCAGCAGCTGCGCCTTGTTCGCCTTCGCGGGGTTCCCGTCGAACTGGATGCCGCGCTCCACCACCAGAGCCGCGAGCTGCTTGTTCGTCAGCCCCGCGTACTGGTCGTCGCCAGCGGGCTCCTCCCCGTCGTTCAGGGCTACCCCTTTGACTTCACCCACACCCCCGCTCATACCTGCGGAGGCGAGAACGAGCGGCGTCGGGGGCGATTGCTGCGACTGGTGCTCCTCATCATTCTCCGTGTGGAAATAGTCCTCGTCGAAGCTCACGATGTTCTCCGATCAGTCGGATAGGTGTCCGGCGACAGCACCAGAGTCGGCGGGTGCTGCGGGTACGCGGTGAGGAACGCATCGACCATCGCGAGCCCCGTCGCGCCATCCTTGAACAGGTTCGCGGCGCGGGTGATCGTGATGCCCTGCCGCACGACCTGCACCACCCCGGAGGGCAGACG